GTATTAGAAATAGGATGTACGCACTGGCTAGCGGAAGTTTGTAAATAATTAAAGGAGTTCTAAACTCCTCAACCGACCTAAACTCAAGTGGTTTCTAGGTCGGGGAGGGAGAGGTATGCAAATACGGTTCTTCAATAAATAACTGACTATGAAAGTAAAAGAGAAAAAATTAAAAAAGAAATCTCTATTTGATAGGATAGAGAGGGAATACAATAAATTTAAAAGACGTTGGTTAAAATCTAACAATAATGAAGAAGTTAAAAGAGATCAATCTGGACGTTCTATTAGAGGAAGATGATTTGGTAATCCTTCCTGAGAAGTTCTTTAGAAAGATTAAAAAACAACAAGAAAGAGTAAACAGAAAATTGAAAAAGAAAATACAAGAAACGTATGAAAATTAATGTGTTAAATAATCCTTTGAATAAGGAGCCAGATAGAGTAATGGAAGTAACTAAAGAAAAGTTCTTCACTTATTTTTATAAGTTATTATGGTTACAAGGTGACCAAGCCTTGGCAGAAAATGAAGTTAAAGTACTTGCTGCCCTTTCTGCAAGAAAAGATGCTACATCTACAGGAATTACCAAAAATAATCTTCCTACTGTTTTTAAAAAGTTAAACGAGAAAGGGTTGATGGAAGGTAAAGAATTAAGTGATTTAGCAAAGGTTTATCAAAAGAAGTTTACAGGTAATGTAGAAATTGTATTAAATTTTAAAATTAAAGAAGATGAAACTGGGAACGTATAAAGAAGATGGTTTTATAACAACTTATTATGAAGATGGAACTATTTGGTCATGTGTACCAAATCCTTTTAATCCAGTTGATAATTGGGATGAATTACCTGAAGGATATAAGTTTCCCGAACCAGATTACAAAGATGTTTTTTCAAATTGTAGAATTGAAATTATGGATTTTGGGACAAGTCCTCCGACTATATTAACGATAGATGAATATAATAAATTGATAAAAGATGATATTGGACAGAATAATTGAAATGGAGTTAGAGTTTTTATCTAAAAGAAGGGTTCCAACTAGAGTGATGTTAAATTTAATTAACTATCGTTTGTTGGTACAAGAACTTGAAACAGATAGAATGTTAGAATTTATTCATAATATGAAGATTGAAATAGTTAATTCAGCACAATTAATAGTTGTGTAATATTTAAAATAATGGGTAATAAAATATCAGTAAATAAAGGTATACCTAAAATGAGACGTGTTAGGAGAGGAGCTTATGAAGAAGTTCCTAATTTTACTCCTAACAATTCTGGAAATAAAAATTATTCAGCTGTACTTATAGGTATAGTAGTGGTTGTCATTATAGCATTAATGTTAATTGTATTGTAATGAATAAAGCTCTGGCCCTAGAAGTTGCAAGAGAATTAAATATGAATCCTGAAAAGGTATATGAAATTTGTAAATCATTCCATGATGGAATAAGGGAATTGGTTCATCATCCTGCTGATTGTAAAGCAGGTATTATGATTGAAGAATTCCTAACAATGAGAATTAAGGAAGTTAAAATTCAAATGGCTATTGATAAACATTTTGTCAAGGATTTGGATTTGAAAATAGAAGTAAAAAACAATTTAACAAAGTACAAAAGAAAAAAGTATGAAAGTCGTAAGAAAAGACAAGCCGAAAGCTAAGAGCACAATGTTGGATTTTATTAAAGAAAATCAAGATCCAATGGAAAAGCAAGTGAAACTTGCACAGAGTAATATTCACTCATTTAAGTACACGGATACTTATTTGGAACAAGTTAAGAAATATAATCAAGATCTTAAGACAAACTTAAATCCACTTTATACTTCAGTAAAACCTCTTCATGAGATTTTGGTTAGATTTTATCTACATGAACCTGAAGTTGTAGGCTCAATTGTAATGCCGTTTAAGCAGACTGTTCCAGTTCCTACTAAATCTGGTGTTGGTTCATATCAAGATGTTGAGTCTGATTACCCTTTCCGGTTAAAAGGTGTTGTTATTGCAGCTCCAGAGTCTAATCAGTTAAAAGCTGGAGATGAGGTTATGCTTTCCCGTAAGGCAATTCAGATGCATGTTATTGGTACAGGTGCTGATGCTCAAATTAGATTGGAAACAGGGTTTGTACATCCAGATGCTATGTTGCACGATATTCCTACAGATGTTACATCTCCTCACTACGGATATGCTCTAGTTCAGTATCACGAAATTAAAGCTAAATTGTAATGGAAAGAAAGTTTAGTGTTAAACTGGTTAGGACATACAAGTATTGTCCAAAATGTACAGGAGTAATGGTTCCATGTAATTTTGGTTCAATTACATCTTCTAGCGGAACATCAACATGGGTTATTACAAACAATCCTCCAAAAGAAACTTGTGGGACAGTAATTACTACAAATCCACCACAGTATTCTACACAGTCTTGGAATCATAGATGTGATAAATGTGGACATGGAGAAAATTATGATAAATCATACCCTATACTAGAATATATAGATGATGGAGAATTGGGATAAAATAGAACATGATTTTGGTCAAGTTCCACATTCTACTATTCAAAGAACTACGTTTACCTACACAGGAATTAAAGAGATTAAAGAAATTGAACCTCTTTGCTCTTGTGTAGGTTTTACTTTTACTGACAATCAGCTGAATGTTAGTTGGAAGACTAAGGTTAATCCAGTAGAATCTTATGATAGCAAGAAGGTTATAATGATTATTTACAAAGATCAGTCAATTGATGATTTAACTTTAAAAGCGTACATTACAAAATGAGTTCATTTGCTAGTATAAATAAAAGTCAATCTGGTAACTTCTGGGAATTGAACCCACATATGGTTTATGTAGAACCTTTTGCGAGTCTTTATAATTTAGATAAGACTAGAGACAAGGAAGATTCTTCTAAAGATATGTGGTGCATTCTTTGGATGACAGATCCAGATGAAGAAGTTAATAAGTATTATAGGATTGTAGATAAAGAAGAAAGATTAGATATTTGTAAAGCTTTCAATCCTAAGTTTGATCCAGATCATCCTCTTATTATTGAGGCACTTGAGAAGTATCCATTTTTATGTTTAAGTGCAGATGAATTGGCTTACAAGTTACAGAAGGATCAGTTAATTGAGATCTCTCACTTTTTAGCTAAACAAGTAATTGATCTGACTAATATAAAAGAGATTATTGATTTAAAGGCGAAGATGCCAAAGATCTACCAAGATTTTGAAAAGGTAGATAAACTGTTTGTAAAAAATAAATCTGACTCGGCTAGAGTTTGGGGAAGAAAGAATCAAACTGCTAGAGAGAAAGGAATACTATTACCAGATAATTAAATTATGAGTATTGCAGAAGATCTTATTATGCGTTCATTCCTAAAGGGAGTTAAAAAATTATTTACAAGAATTAAAAGATTGTTTATTATATTAATGTTGAGTCAATCAACATTGTATGCCCAAGACGATTTTAGTTTAAATTACAATCCGTTTAATTCTGAAGTTGTAGATTCTACTGGATATTGGGTTGCAGAAGATAGTTATATGGATGTACCTAGTATATTTTTAACATATAATGATTCTACCCAGAATTATGTTATTTTAGAAGGATTAGTAATTTATCAGGAGTATTACAATCGAGATTGTGAGGAAGATGTTTATTGGGACATCTTAGAGTTTAAAACTGGTTGTTATGAATACTTTCCAGACTGTATTCAGATTCTAGGGTTTAGACTTATAACAGAAATTCATTATACAGAAACGTTCATTTTTGAAAATGAGAATTAAAATTAAGTTAGATACTCCTGGAGAATGGGGTGAGTGTTGGTTACAAACTCAATATATTGGAACTAAAGAAGAAATTTATAAGGTATGGTTATATCCAACAACTTGGTCTGAGTTGTATAAAGATGATGGTCATCTTATGATTTATGATAGTAAATTAATACGTCCTGATTTAGTACAATATGTGAAAGATTGTGAAGACTTTATGAACAAACATAAAACAAAAATGTATGAAAGACCTCTTACTACGGTGCAGAAAGCTTGCAATTTTTTTAGGAGATTACTCTCTTGGTAATATTAAATTGCGAGCAGAACAGTTAGTTAAAGATATTGACAAATATCTGGAAGATGAAGAAATCTATAAATAAACTGCAGGTGATACCTGCAACCATATATCCTAGTAATGTGTATATATTCAGAGGATTTGATTATGAAAATGCGCAACCTCATTTAGAAGCTATTGAAGAAGAATGTTTATTCTTATTTAAAGAAGCTTTTAATCATCCGGGTTATACTGTATTAACTCCAAATGGAAGTGTTGTAGTCTTTATAGAAGATGATACAAATATTCCAATGTTTGTACATGAGTTGTTTCATGCTGTTGAATTTATCTTACAAAGAGTGGATATTCAATTAACAAAAGATACCTCGGAAGTATATGCATACTTGTTACAATATATGGTAGAACAAATTATGACATGATATATGATTTAGAAATACTTAAACGGGATCTAGTTGTAATAGAAGATGTAAATACATTTTTAGTACAGATTCCAAATTATCATCCAGATCATCCTAGTTACACATCTCTTTGGAAAAAGTATTTTCAATATTGTATTGAAGGATTATGGGGATATGATAATGGTGGTTGGAGATTTATGCCACCAACTTTATTCTTTTATGCGAATTTCTTTAAGATTCAGCATACAGAAAAAGGTAAAAAAACAAGGAGTATTGTAAAACCAAACTTGCGTGATTTAGATTGGTTATTACACTATTCATATCTTGAAGCTCAAGGGTTTTCAGGATTTAGTTTAGATGATAAATGGTCTTGTGATATTGCTCTTATCAATGAGGAATATTATAAGGAGTTGGAGACATCAGATAAAAAGGAATTGAGAGAAAGATTTTTACACTTGCATAGAAGTGATGGTAAAAGGAAAGAACATATTAATCCAAGAGAATATATTAAAAAATTACATTCTCAAAATTTAGGTAAACCTCTTTATTATAATCCAGCTAGAAATACACTTTATTTTGGTTGTAGAGGTGAACACCGTTGCCTCGGTAATTAGAAATAATTACTATAAATTGCGTAAATTGCTGGAACATCTTTAGTATTTAACCACAACATAATTGGAAACGATAAGTGTGACGGTTTAAAAATAAATACTTTATAGACAATCAGCAGCCGTGCTCCTACAAGATTTATCTCAAGGAGAGGGTTCAGAGACTACTTTAACTTAAAATTTAAATCTAAACCTTAGTTAAGATGACACAAAAAGAAAAACAATTTTTATTAGCTTGTGTACTTGGAGATGGATGTATTAATAAACGTATAATTAACAATACTGTTCAATGTAGATTTTTACTTCACCACTCAAATAAACAAGCTGATTACTTTCTATGGAAGGTAGAAAAAATTAGAAAGATTTTAGACAAAGCTGATTCTAAAAATAGTACGTGGAGATACGAAAATACTTCTGGTAGAAGTAAAATACTCTCGGTAAAATTTGAAAGAAATCATCCTTACTTTAAAAATCTTTATGGTTTTATTTATCAAAACAAGACTAAAACTTTTTCAAAAAAAGTTTTAAATAAATTAGATATAGAAGGTCTTGCGATATGGTACATGGATGACGGTTCACTATATAATTATAAAAAACTGTATCCAGATGGAACATATAAGTACAATAAATGCTCAATGACATTAAATACTTATCTTTCACATGAAGAAAATAAAATAATTGTGAATTATTTTAAACAAAAGTATGATATTGAGTGGAAAATAAATAAAGATAAGTCTTTTACAAGATTAGTCTGCAGTACGGAAAACGCTAGAAAAATTGTATCTTTAATAAAAGATTTTATACATCCATCAATGATGTACAAAATTGATATTAAAGTTGGAACTCAAGTTAAAGATAAAACGCAACCCTTAGCAGGTAATGCTGAAGGTGAAGATATAGTCCAAATTGGGCGGTAAAAGCTTTTCTATTTCAGGAATAGGTGCACACACTTTAACTTTTGATGGAGTTAAAGAATATACTAGAGAAAAATTAGAAAATCCTACAATTGCAGCAATTGCAGTTGGTGCAGGTATTACAGATAAGTCTTCAGATTTAGTAAATAAAATTGTAGACGGATTAAATTATTTAGGTACAGAAAAAGATTTAGGAGTTTATGGTTCACCAGAGTCTGACCAATATGAACCTAATCCTTTTTATAGAAACTGGATTGGTGATTCTAAACCTGGAAATAAAAAGAATCCTTTTAGGTATCAGTATGATGTTGAAACTGCAAGAGGTTGGGTAAAAAGAGGTACAGGTACAGCAATGTATCATATTAACTATTCTGATAAGAAACAGGATGGTACACAAGCTGGAGCAGGTGGTAGATACCTTTTGTCTGTTTATGAAGAAATTGGCCTTATGCCAAATTTTAGAGATGCTCTTCTATCTAACGTAGGTACTGTATCAGTAGACGGTGAACAATTTGGAGTACAAGTTGCTCTAGGTACATCAGGTAATATTGACTTGGTGCAACAAACTAAGATGGTATTTGAAAATCCATCTGAATATAATTTCTTAGAATATGAGAATATTTGGGAACCTTCTGATAAAAAGATTGGATTATTTATTCCAGCATATTTAACAGAAACTAGGTTTAAGGATAAGAACGGGAATACCAATTTAGAACAAGCTCTTAAGCATTATGAAGAAAGAAGATTGGAGGCAGCTTCTAAAGATGATCCATCTATTCTTTATAATGAGAAAATGAACTATCCATTAGTTCCCTCTGATATGTGGATCTCTAACAAAGGTTCATACTTTCCTCAGATTGAGTTAATGGAAAGAGAAAGAGAACTGTTAAAGGATCAGAAATATAAAGATTTAGCTCAGGCTACTAAATTGATTTGGGATTCTAAACAACCTAATGGAGTTAGAGCTGAATACTGTCCTGATACAGAATTGTTTCATACGTTTCCTTATGATAGGACAATTACCAAATTGGATGGAGGAATTGCAATTTATGAAAAACCTCATTTTATAAAAGGTGAAGTTCCAAATGATATGTATATATTCACATTTGACCCTTATGTGTCAGACAATATAGATGAAGGTGGATCTTTAGGTGTGACTTTAGGTTTTCTAAATCCTAAATATACTTCTGAAGGATATAATGGAAATTATTTGGTTTGCTCTTATATAGGTAAACACCCAAACGGTAAAGATGCTTATTATGAGAATCAAGAAAAGTTATTGGCTTATTATGGTAATCCATATAGAGGATTGTGGTATGAGGCTAATAGAGGAGATTCTGTAAGAGGGTATTATACAAGAAAAAAGAAATTATCTCTTTTAGCTTTAGAACCAAATAAAGAAAGAGGTTCTGCAGCTTATCAACAAAGAGTACTTAAGTTTGGTTTCACTGTTGGTAACCAAGTAGATAAAATTGAAATGTGCGATGATACTAATGATTTATTGTTAACTCAGACAATGTTTAATGGTAAAAAGTTAAGAGTAGTAGAAACTTTACCTTGCCTGTTCTTAGTTCAACAGTTAATTCAATTTGAGTTAAAAGGTAACTATGATGCAGTTTCAAGTTTTATTGGTTATCCATTAGCTCTTAAAGAATTGGAGCATCAAATTATAAATGAAAGATCTAAACCAAAGTATAACCCACTTGCTGCTATATCTATGAACCCAAATATATTTAAGCAGTCAGATACAATTAATAGAATTAAAGCATTAAATGAAAAGATTAGACAACAACAATAACTCCGTGAATGGAGTACTAAATGGAATTAAAAAAGCTTCAGATATTATTACTTCTACAATGGGAGGTTCTGGAAAGAATGTCTTGATGTTTGAAAATAAAGTTTTACAATTTACAAAAGATGGTGTTTCTGTAGCTAAAAAGATTCAGTTTAAAGATCAAGAAGAAGATGCTGGAGCACAAATGCTTATTACAGCAGCTAACAAGACTGTTAGAGAATGTGGTGATGGAACCACACTTACTTCATTATTTACGCAAGAGTTTGTATCTAGGTTGTTTTCACTTTGTGAAAATGGAGATGTAAATCAGATTTTAACTGAATGGGAAACTGATGTAAATGAAGTAATCAGTACTCTTAGATCAAGATCTCAGAAAATTGATAAGGTTGAACAGATATATAATATTGCACTTACATCCTGTAAAAATGATGTATTAGCTAGATTGATTCATGAGATCTATAGAAAAGTTGGTTTAAAAGCTAGCATTTCTGTACAGCTATCTTCTGAAAGTCCTAAGACTTATTATGAAATAACTAAAGGTTTAAATTTTGAAGGTGGAATGATTCATGCAGGATTAGCTAATCAATTGAACGGTACTTTTCAAGCAGAAAAACCAAACATTTGGATAACTGATGAAGTTATGAATGATTTTCATGAGTATGCTGAAATATTTAATGAATACATTAATAATAAAGAGTCTGTTGTTATTATAGCAAAAGACTTTTCAAGTGCATTCATTAAGTATGCTTATTCTAATAAATTGAACCAAGGTTTGGATATTTGCCTACTTAAACTTCCAGGTTGGGGAGCAGGAGTTAATGAAAATATTAAGGATATGAAAGCTTTTATTACGAATAATAAATGTAATAAAATCACAGTTACTCCTTATGATTTTACGATTTATAATAATCCAACTCCTGGAAAAGTCAGAAATAGAATTAAGCAATTGACTGCTCAAATAGATTCTTTTACAGAAGAGTTTGATGTGATTGATTTTACTCGCAGAATTGACAATCTAAACCAAACTGCAGCTATTATTTATGTTGGTGGTAGAACTCTGGCTAATGCAGAGGAAGAATTTGATAGGATTGAGGATGCTGTAGGTGCATGTAGAACTGCATGTAGATCGGGTTATATTAGAGGGGCTGGATCTGAATTAGTAGATATTGCAGATTATTCTGACTTAGAGTGGAATGATGAATTTAGAAATGTGCTATACGCACCAGCAAGAAAAATATTAAAAAATGCAAATGTTAATTTAGAACCATCTAGTTCTGCATATAATGTTAAAACAAAACAATTGGATCCTAATTTAGTGGATCCTACAGATGTAGTAATTGCAGCACTTGAAAACAGTTTTGCTTTAGCTACTTTATTAATAAATACAAGTTATATTTTACATGATTAAACTAAAAGTTTCTGAAGCGGAAAAATACAAGGATGATGGTCAATGGTTTAAAGACTATATGAATGCAGTCATTCCTGGATTATTTCCTGAATCAGAGGATTATACAGCAATGCTGACAGCATACAAGGTTGTGAATAATGACCTATCTGATTTTAAAGATATGTTGAAAAAGTTTTGTAATCCTCTAGGTGATGATATTGGAGAAGTTGATGAAGAAATTCAACCTTATCCAGAACTGCATAATGCAGTAAATGTTTTAAAAGGAGAAGTAGTACAACGAAGAGATCAATTGCATTTAATGCTACTTTCAGCCAATGCAATTAAATCTAAAAACCAAAAGATGTTTGAGGCCATTAGAACTTCTGTTGATGAGAAGTTAGGTATTGAGTTGGAGAAGCAAAAGATGCAAATGCAAGGAATGGATGAGAAGCAAATGCAAGAATTTGTACAAGGTCTTAGAACTCAACTAGAACCTGAAGATTTGGCTCAAAAGAATTGGTTATCCGAGATAGAAATTTTCTATAACAAATCTCTGGAGTTTTGCACTTACGATCAAAACTTATTGGATAAAAAAGCTGATACTATGGCTGATTTGGCAACAGCTGATAGATTATTTATTCATTCTGGATGGAAACATGGTAGACCTGTTCTAGAAGTTAGGAATCCACTGTATGTAATTTGGGATAAATCTCCAAATGAAAAGTATATTCATAAATCTAGTTGGATAGCTTACCAAAAACCAGTTCAATTGGTTGATGTAATTGAAGCTTACAATTTAAAGGATGAAGATATTGAGAAATTATCTATGACATTTGGTACAGGATTAGATAAAAGACACTCGCTAGGTAAAGATGGTAAAATGGTATTTGACCATACTAAACAAGATCTTTTAATTAATCAGACTCAAGGAAACTTAGATAAGGAAATTGGTTTGGGACAAACTACAAGTTCTGTAACTAATTCACAATTAGTGTGGGAAACTCATTTTGAGTTTAAGGCTTTTAAAGAGTTGATCTTTTTAACTTATACAGACAATTATGGGGAACCTATTACTTCAATATTAGATTCTAGTTTTAAGATTCCTAAAGATGCCAAAAAAGTACCATTTACCAATAGGTATGATATGGAAACTGAGAAGTTTGTATGGACAGATCAGGGGATTCAGTTTGAAGCAGAAAGGATTTGGATACCAAGAAGATATGAAATTGTAAGATTGGGTAATGAAGTTTACCCAGTATTTAGAGAAGTTCCTTATCAGAATACTAATATTGAAAGACCTTTTGAGACATTCCATTTGTCTACATTTGGGGCTGTAGTTAACAATAGAAATGCTAAATCAGTTTCACCTGTACAAAGAGCTATTGCTCCTTATTTACATTTGCTTTATATTAAGCATGTAATGAGTAAGGAATTGGCTAAATATCAAGGTGCAATTCAAAGTATTGATGTGGATCAGATTCCAGATACATTAGGTCAAGATATTGATGGTAAACCAATTAGGGATAAAGTTTCTGCTTATTTGGCCACACTTAGAAAAACTAACAAAGATCTTTATTCTGGTTCTCAAGTAAGTAATGGTGCATTACCACCTTCAACTAGATCTCCTGGTTCACAGGGTTATTTAATTGGAACTGCTATTGAGTTAATGAATTTGCATCAACTTTCCGAGCTGGTTAAGCAAGAAGTTGCTCTAGCTATGGGATTATCCCCGCAAAGATTGGCTAGTTTCCAACAAGGTTCTAATGTTTCTGATAATCAACAAGCTGTTCAACAAAGTTATGCTATTACAGAACCTTACTTCTTTATACACTCATTGATCTGGAAAGACGCTCTTAATGATTGGTTGTGTAATTGGAGAAGTTATTGTGAAACTCAAATGAAAGTCAGAGGAACGTCGGAAATGTCTTTTCAATACTGGCTTCCAGGAAATATTGAGGAAGTTTTAACTGTTACTCCAGAATCTTTAGAACATACTGATATTGGTTTATTTCTATCTGCATCTTCAAGCTTTGAAAGATATGCTGAGGTTATGCTACAAAATGCTCAAGCATTTGCACAAAATCAAGGACAAGGTATCACCGCTGTTTCTCAGATCATTAAAGACATTATGTCTAAAGCTAGTCCTGAAGAAATCCATAAGAGAATTCAGATTGAAGAAGCTAAGGTTTTTGAAAGACAGCAAAAAATGCAAGAACAACAAAATCAAGGACAAATGCAATTACAACAAATGCAAGATGTTTCTGCACAAAAAGCATTTGAGAGAGAAAAAGAAATTGTTGTTCTAAAGGAAGAAGAAAGACGTAAAACAGTAATTGCTCAAGCAGCTATATCAGCTTCAGGATTCTCAGAAGATAAGGATCTAGATGATGATGGTACTCCAGACATAATTGAGATTATGGATCATTCCTTAAAGAAGGAAAAGTTAAATCTTGATATGAAAAAACATCAGGATACTGTTAGATTAAAAGAAGAAGAGTTGAAAATTAAGAACAAAATGGCTAATAAAAAACCCTCCGGAAATTAATTATTTGACGTAATTTAATTCACGCCCAAAAATATAGAGTATTTGTTTTGATATATTTCTATCCAAACATTTACTTTATATTTTTGTGGTCTAAATAAAAGAATATGACACTACCAACATTTGAAGATGTAGATGTATCAACAGTCATTTTGTCTGTGGATGCATTAGAAACAGAATCTACAGAAGATACTGTAGAAGAGACTGATGAAATTGTAGAAGATAAACAGGAAATTGAAGAAACTGAACAAGAATCTGAAGCAGATCCTGTAGCTCAAGCTACTTATGAATCATTAGTAGAACATGGTATTCTTTCACAAGATGAAAGTTTTGACGGGACTTTTGAAAGTATCGAAAGTCAACTAACTCAACTACCAAGTAAATTGTTAAAATCGGCAATAGATGAGTTGCCAGAACATTCTCAAGGAGTGTTAAAATATATTGCTACAGCAGGTCAAAATCTAAAACCTGATGAACTTAGACAATATATGAGAGAATATTTGAATGAGCAAGAAGTGCCAGATGTAACAACAGCAGATTCTGCTAGAACATTTTTGGAAGAGCATCTACGATCTCAAGGATTAAGACCTAATGCAATTCAAGCACAATTGGATGATTTGGAAGATAGTAATGAATTAATTTCTGAAGCAGAAAAACTTCTTTCTAGTAAGGAAAAGAAAACTGATAAGTTAATTCAAGATAAAGAAGCAGATAATCAACGTATTATTGATGAACAAAAACAATTCGTTCAAAGTGTTAATCAAACTTTAACAGATCTTAAATGGTCTAAAGTTCAACAACAAACGGTTTTATCAACAATTCCTAAAACAAACCAGATTCTTCAAACTTCAATTAAAAATCCAAAAGCCTACATTCAACTTGTAGATTTCTTGTCAAAGTTTAATGGAACGGAATTTGATTTAGAAGATTACCGAAAACAAGGTGAGTCTCGGACAAATTCTGCATTAAGAGAAAAAATTGCTAAATCAGGATTTACTTCAGCATCAAGTAAAACAAACTCTTCATCTGAAGCTCCTGACACAAACATATTTAAAAAGTATAAACCAATCGTTTAATATTTACAACTAATTAATATCTATAATGGATAGACGTACAGCTTTAGTTACTCATGAGCGTACTGCATTTGGTGGATCATATTTTGATTCATTCACACACGCAGCTATGTTCAGACAGTACAAACCTTTTGACTTTGGTGTCAAAGGTGCACAATTATTCTCTGCTAAAATTGGCGAGGATATGATTAATAAAAAATTCACTTACTATACTCTTGCTCAAAAGCAAGTACATATGTTGCCGGGTGGTATTGATGAATACTCTTGGTATCTTATGGGTTCTACTGCAAGTGAATACCGTTTTACAGAGTTGTTGGTAGATCCAGCTTCTCAACCAGGTAAAGCTGGTGTGCGATTTAAAATTGCACTAGATAGAAATTATCTACATGAGCCTGTTTATATCAAGTTAGCTCAAGCAGATCTTCCTCTTCTGCGTATCATTGGTCAAGGAACTGAACGTTCAGTAAACTCTACTGAATATGAAGTTGAATTGCAAACTGGTGATATGAATGCATGGATTCCAATTAAATATCTTCAAGCAGGTATGACTTGCACTCAATCTACAGCGTTTACTGCTGATGAATTGAACACTAAATACGGACCTGATGAATACGGTGAAATGTTTAAGTTGCAAAACTGGACTACTCAGTATTCACGTAAAGCTGAATTTACTGACAAGTTTATCAGAACTGAAATTGACTGCAGAAAAGATGGTCGTCAAGTAGAAGGTTCTTATTCTGTTGGTGGTGTTAAGATGAAAGGTGCTGCTGTTTCCAGTGGCTATGTTTATCAAACTACCCTTCAAGATAAGACTACTAAAATGATTTCTAAAGGAACTTTCATTACCAATATTGAAGCTCGTTTGGAAGAAAGAATTATGTGGGATAGAGAGATGGCAATGGATGATGGTCAATTGCAAAAAACAAAAGACTATGATACTGATCGCCCAATCAAAATTCCAGCTGGTTGGAGACAATTGGCTAAGGATGGTCACTTTTTGGAACACAACGGTTCACTTTCTTTAGGTGATATTTTTGCATTTTTCCAAAACATCTTCCTTACTCGGAAAGACTTCTCTGATCGTAAGATTAAAATTGCTTCTGGTGAAGCAGGTATTCAATTCTTGAGTCGTAAGATTTTTGAAGAATATTCTCAGATCCAATCTATTGATACTTTGATTGCTCAAAAACGTACTGATCCAGAAGGTTTCCACAGCAATGAACTTGAGTATGGTAAAATGTGTGCCACCATCTAAAGCAATTTAGGTGAGCAATGACTCAAGTATAAAATAAGAACAATTCCACTATATGCTGGAAACTCTTAAAGCACTATTTCCTAAGTTAATTATCTTAGGTGCGAAAGCAGAAACAATAATAGTGATTCCTCAAGTTTAAATATACTAAAAGGTAATGAATAGACAATCAGCAGGTAAGGCTTTAGAAGTCTTAGATAAATACAAAGAAACTAATTCAATAATTGAAACTGCAAAAGCTTTTAATGTTTCTTATGAAACAATAAGAGTAATATTAAGAAAAAACGGTTTTGTTTCAAATAAAAAGAAACCTGTGTTTAGTAATACATTAAACATGGAATATTTTAAAGAAATAGATACTGAAGATAAAGCTTACTTTTTAGGTTTTATTAGAGCAGATGGATATATTGATAAATCTAGAAATAGATTTGCATTAAGGATTCAAAAAAGAGACATTGAAATTTTAGAACGTTTATGTGATGTGTTAAATCTTCCACAAGAAAGAATTAATAACATAGTACGAACTAAAGACTCTATTCATCATTCAGATAATAGGCAAGATTGTGTTGAGGTAGCTATTACCAATACAACTTTTGTTAAACATCTTTTGAATGTAAAAGAAGATGATCTTTTTGACAGAATTCCAGAAAAATTAAAGTATCACTTCATAAGAGGGTATTTTGATGGAGACGGTAGTATAAACTATCGAGATATTAAAAAGTTAAAATTTACAATGAATATCATGGGAGATATGAATAATGATTCAACTCTTCAATATATACTCAAAGTTTTTGATTTTAAACTTTATACTGACTCTCGAAGTAATCTTCCGTTTTTACAAACTGCAAATTCAAAAGTAATAGAACAATTTAGGGATAAGTGTTATTCCGATTGTTTTATTTATCTTTCTAGAAAAAAAGTTAAATTTGACCTATTTAAGTTTACTAAAGAAACCTCAACGACTACACGTGGAACAACCAATTTGGTTGAAGATATAGTCTAGCCTAAACAGAAATGTTTAGTTAATATATTGGCACAATTCACCAAGATCAAAATGTTCAATGGTATTGAAGTTTCTATTGTACATGATCCTACCAAGGATGATCGTAGTAGATTCCCTGAATTAGCTCCAGGTACCAACTTTACTATGGAGAGTTTCACAATGGACATCTTTGATTTGGGTATGACCGATCAATCTCCTAAAGGTTTGTCTGGTGACCAAAACATGGTAATGGTTATGCAAAATGGTGTAGAAGAATATTACACTGTTTCTAATATCTATAACTTTGAAACTGGTGCAATTACTGATGGTAGTAATGCATATGGTAACAACAAAGAGTTAGGTATCTATCGTACGGTCGCAGGTTCATTGAACGTATGGGACGTAAGTAGAATTGCAACTATCAGATTGAATCTGAATGCATAAATAATTTAAAGAGGGGGAGTTTAATTACTTCTCCTCTTTTACTTTGAAATTAGAAAATAATTAAACGATATGAAAAATCACACTATTCTATTTGTGAGTCCAGTTCCAAGAATTGCATCTCAAGGTAGAGACAGACAAAGATTCACTGTAATTAATCCAAAGACAGGACAACTTGAACAAGGTAAGTCTTTAGAGAAAAACCGTGAAGTTGGAACTTCTGTAACACTTAAGTTTCCATTGGATAATTATACAGGTAGATATGTAACAGGATTAGACGAATTGATCCCAAATCCAATTTATCTAGCTGATACAGAAACTGTATTTTCACAATATAATCTAAGTCCTAAATGGCAAGAACTTATTCCAAAATTGGTTAAGCAACAAATGATTGCTAGACAAACTTATTTTGAAATATTGGATAATGTTGATCCTGATTACTACACAACTGTTGCCAAAAATGGTACAATGTTAGCTTATCAACCAAATCAACTTTTAAATAGAACACCTACGTTTATTGAATCTTTTTCAGTAGAGTTTTTTGATAGACCCAATCGGTTTGTAGATGATACTCCAAGACAAAGGATGGCAATTCAATTAATTAAAATTCATAATCGAATTGCTAAATCTAAAAGTGAAGCTAATCCAGTAGAGCACTATTTTTATATTTCAGAAGAGAATGAAGCTGAAATGGAAAAAATGCGTAAACAAGATATGCTTGATACAGCACTTTATGAAAAAATTAAATTGCAAAGAGAAGCATCTGAGTTTATGAATTATAAAGTAGCTTCACTCTTAACTACTTATCAGGAAAGACCTATTGTTAAAGGTGTTACAACCAGAGATGGTGTTAAACAAGCTCTTAACAATTATCTTAATGATAAAACTCATCAATTATCAAATGTTGATAAGTTTAATAAAGTTATGGATCTACTTAAAACATCTGAAGGTAAACATAGATTTGAAGTATTATACCTTGGTCAACAAGCACTTAATACAAAAGTTATTGAAACTAAAGATGGTTATTTAGTATGGCATTCAAGATCTTCTACAAAAGATAAATACAAGTGGACAGACTACGAGAAATTTATTTCTTTCATAGTTTCTGAAATGTTAGTATTTGATCCTGAAAATGAAGATCCTGCAATTGTCAATTGGTACAACGAATTGTATCAAGAAGTTAAATCTAAAAATGTCTGGATAGAGTAATGACTATAGAACGTTTACATCAAGAAGTTAAGTTTAGATGGAATAAAATGAACTCTAATCATAAGAAGGATTGGCCATCAGCATTAATTGATGATGCTATTAATAAGGCTTCTGATGATTTCGTAGAAATATTTTACTCAGGAAATTTAACTAAAGAATATAGGTTTGGTTTTGAAGTAACTCAATCAAGAATTGATATGCTTCAAACTTTAGTTCCTACAAATACAGATGGATCTATCTTATCTTATCCTGCAACATTAATATCTGCAGGACAATATAAGGTAGATTTATCTACTTTTAATCCAAAATATAGACACTTCTTAAGAGCGCATGTAGTTCCCATAGAATGTCCTACAAAAATTATTCCTGTTTCAATCGTACGATTGAATGATTTAGATACAAAATTGGCTGATAGTAATACTCGGCCATCATTAGTATGGAATAGATGTTTAGGATCTATTAAAAATGGCTTGTTGAAATTATATACTAAAGACTACACTATTAACTCTGTTAAAATTGAATATTTAACCAATCCAAGAAAAGTTTTTTATGGAGGTTACAATTCTTTAGAATTTGAGAAAGGTGATACTAATGCTTATAAGATAGGAGATCCACAAGTTACTTCTAATTTACCTGAACAATATCATGATCTTTTAGTAGATATGACAGTGCAATATCTGGCAAGAACATTAGAAGACTCGAATAAATTAAATTTACAAAAAGAACTAATACTTAATAAAGTATGAAGAAAACAAACAAACTTCCCATGCAAGCTATCTTGGTTGTCACTGGTGACCAAGTTTTACCTTCTGGAAATTTCGCAACTGCTGGTACTGCACTTAACCTTAAAGCAGGTCAATTGGGTGTACTAAGTATGGATCCTAACTCTGCAGTAAAGACCTATGGTCAATATCTGGTAGCAGGTGATGATTCAAATGAAGTACAAGCTATTAAATTGGTACAAGGTACTGCAGCTTCTGCAAATACTCAACTTGCAGATATTTGGCAAGTAGGTGATCCTAGCTATGTTGAAACAGGTATTATTCGTAAGAATAAAATCTTCTCAGTAATGGTTAAAAAACCTAAATTTGCAACCCTTGGTGCTCAAGCAGTTACAGGCTTTACTGCTCCTGTAAATGACGTTGAATACAACGGTTATCTTAATTTAGATTCTCTTCGCTATACCAAAGAGTATGGTGTAACAAATGACAACTCTGTTTATGCTTCAGTTCCAGCAGCAAACTTTACTACTCTTGGAACAACTAATCCACTTGACTATGTTCTCCAACGTTTAGCTGCAAGTTTCAACAGTCAATCAAAAGCTGTAGTAACTAACACTAGACAAGGTAACAAAAACTTTGTAGTTTTTGGTCTTAAAGTTGGAGGTGGTTCTGGTCAAGCTTTGGGTACAATTACCCCAACAACTCAACTTACATTTCAAACTGTAAATGGAGTTAACCAAGTTCTTTCTAGTTCTGTTGAATTAGTACAAGCACTTGCACAATTAGTACAAGACTCAGCTCTTACTAATGCTTCAACAATTGAAGTAATTGATATTACAACTGCTGGTGCAGCTGCTAAAATTGATGCTTTGGTAGTTGTAGGTTTACCTCATACTCTTGCAGCTTATTATGATAATGTAGAACAGCAAATGGTTCTTCCACAAATTAATTTGGGTGGTGGATTCCTTACTGCAGCTACTGATCCAGTTGTTGTTACAGCTTATCCACAAGAAGGTACTGGTCATTCACGTAAGTGGGATCTCTACAACAGATGGAGACACCAATTGAATGTACATACTAAACAAAATCAACCACATGATGATTGGTTTAGTGAAGGTAAGAGTTATATTGATTTAGCAAAAGCATTTTATACGTCATATATTATTGAGTATTTTGATACCGAGAATACATTGACAAATGAAATCATGAGTCCAAAGTCAGCTATCTTGTTGTTTAGAGGTGAACCACTAAGTTCATTTACTGTCAACGTAGCTAACGTGGTTACTCGTATTGCAGCTGGTAGTACACCAGTACCATTTGTTACAAGTACAGACGCTGGAACCGGTACTGCTTCTGCAGTTACTGTAGCTGCAGTTGAAGCACTTTTAACAGCTTGGTTAGAACATGCTCGCACAACTGGCACTAACTTTAAAGTTGGTGGAGATGCTGTTGCAGCTGGTACTTATTTGTCTTAATTATATTTTTGGAAAAGGGGTTTTTTGCTGTAATGGCAGAAAATCCCTTTTTTATTTTAAACTCAAACAATGGGAAAATACGATAAATACAGCAGAATAATTCTGCCACTCAATGTTATTAAAACCCAGTTAACTTCTGCTGTAAATACACCTCAATCAATACTTACTGTTGCAGGTCCAGGAAATGAAGGTATTGATTTGACGGTTTGGATCCAAGAGAAGATAAATGATGGTACTATTGACCTTGGTGGATTTGTTCCCAGTGTTTCTACTAATTTGAGTTTTAGTAGAGATGCCAGTACGGTTACTGTAATATCAGATACTGGTACTGACGCAATTCTACCTTCAGCAACATCTTTACTAGCGGGTATCCTTTCATCTCAAGATAAAGTGACATTAGATGCCCTTCCAACATTATCGGGTGTACCAAGTGGAAGCTTGGATTTGGGAATCTTTACAGATTCTATTATACCTATAAATTCAACTATTAAAGAAGCTTTACAAGCTCTTGGGACTGCAGTAGATAGTATTCCTTCAATTACAATTGGAGATTTAACTTCTTCCAGTTTACCAATTGTTGTAGTAAATGGTGGAAACTCGGTATTAGGATCAGGTACAGATATTACTTTTGATCCATCTTTTGTAGACCTTGCAACACTTGGAGGTGTTTTAGAATTAACACAATTAGATAGAACTGGTGCTACAACTGGAGATTTTATTCAATTTGATGGAACAGATTATGTTCCATTTACTTATGTTGCTCCAATACCAGATCATAATGATTTGACAAATATACAAGGTGGTACAACAGGTGAATATTACCATCTTAATCAAGATATATATGATATCCTTAATACTGCAACAGCAAATAGACTTTTAGGTAGAGTTGGGACAAGTGGTAATGTACAAGAGTTAACTTTAGGTGGATCTTTAACATTTAATTCTACTAGCTTACAACTAGTTAATGACAATGCTACTCCTGGTAATACTATGTATTATGGAACAAATGGTTCTGGAGTAAAAGGTTATTATTCAGCAGTGTTTACTGGAGTTACATCTTTATCGGTAACAGATTCTGCAGATATAGATTTTACTGTAACTAATCCAACAACTACACCTAACATTACTGGTGTATTGGTTAACACAGGTGTTACTGCTGGAACTTATGGAACTGCAAGTTCTGTAGGATCATTTACTGTAAATGCAAAAGGTAGAATTACTTCTGCAATTGATGTACCTATTTCACTAACTTCTTCAAATATTTCTGATTTAACAGAAGTTGTACAAGATACTTTAGCAACTACGTTAATTGCAGGATCTAATATATCAATAGCTTATAATGATACTTTAGGTACAATTACTATTGGAACAACTTCTAGTTATACTGGTGTAGCTAATAGAATTGCTTGGTGGTTAGACTCTACCACATTAACTACAGATGCAGATTTGGGATTTGATGGGCAGTATCTTACTGTAGGTAATCCTTCAGCAGGATCTATTTCTAGAATTACTTCTAAAGGAACTGGAACAACTCTTTCTACATATGGTTACACTCATCAGAACTCAGCTGGTACACAAGTATTTCAAGTTGCTGACAATGGAGCTATAACTATAGGGGCACTTCAAGAGGTATATATTCATCCAGATTCATTTAACATATCTACTGGAGGAACGTATCCTATTCAAGTATCAGGAGGAGATTTATATCTTTACTCTGATTCAACTGTTATAGTAGAAGCTGGTGGTACAGCTACTAATACACCATCTTTTAAATCTGTAGCCACTCGTTCTACTAACGTAGGTGCGATGTATAATGCACAGATTCAAGGTAATGTAAATGTAGCAACTGGTGGTACAAATACTTACACGGATCTCTTAATTGATACTCATATAGATCAAGGTCTTCATACTGGTATAATTAGATCTGCTCATATTAAACCTGTTATTACAACAGTCAATAATTACCGAGCACTCGAATTAGACGCACCTTCAACTGAACATGCTTTATATGTTACTTCAGGTAAGGTAAGAGTAGATTTTCCTACTAATGCTACTGGAGATATTATATATAGAAATGCTTCAGGAGATTGGGAAAGACTTCCTGTAGGAACTTCTATGGAGGTATTGGGTTCTAATGGAACTATACCTGTATGGACAACTACAGCAGGATCACTACCGGGTGGTAGTAATGGAGATATACTTGTTTACTCAGGAGGTTCTTGGGTTTCAGGAACACCTTTAAAAGAAAAAATTACTGGTATAGCTGGTACAGGATTTAACTTAGCTGTTACTCCTTTAGCTAATATGCAAATCTTAATATTTAGAAACGGTGTATATCAGGACGATACTGATGATTACTCAATAGTTGGTACAGCAGTAACAATGGTTATGGCTTTAGTTCCAGCGGATAAAATAACTGCAATATATTATATATAATGGCACAAACTAAAATTAAACAAAATCAATTCGTAAACTCGACAACACCTGGGTCATTAATAAGTTCAGATGCGTCGAATGTTTTCGTAATAAATGCTCCTACAACAGGAGCTGATAGAATCCCTTTTTATGACGACTCTGCTACTGCAATTGCGTTTTTAACTCTGGGAACAAATCTTTCAATCTCTGGTACTACACTTAATGCTACAGCAGGTGCTGGTGGTTATGCTACTATTCAAGAAGAAGGTGCTACTGTTGGAGCTTCAAATACAACTATTAACTTTATAGGGTCAATGTTCACTGCAGCAGATGCAGGTTCAGGTGTTACTTCTATTACAGGTAATACATTCCTTAATACTCTTGCTACAGCGGGTACAATTCTGTTATCTTCAGGTAACGTATCTGGTACACTTCCTGTTGGAAGTGGTGGTACTGGAGCAAATACACTTACAGGTTTACTTCAAGGTAATGGTACTTCAGCAGTAACCGCTATTGGTGACTCATCTACTGTAGGTCAAGTACTTAGAGTAACTGGAGCTTCTACATACGCATGGGGAGCTTTAGATTTATCTGATACTGATGCAATTACTGGTGATCTTCCTTATGGGAATCTAGCTCAACTTGCAGGTTTTTCAGTTCTAGGTAAAGCGGGAACTGGTACTGGAGATGTAGCTGCTATTACAGCTTCTGTTGGTGGTCAAATTCTTAGACATGATGGTACTAACTTAAGCTTTGGTGCTATTACTTTATCAAACGCTGCTTCAGTAACTGGAGTGCTTGCCGTCTCTAATGGGGGTACAGGTTCTGCTACACAAAACTTTGTAGACTTAACTACTACACAATCTATTGGTGGGGCTAAAACTTTCACTTCCAATATTACTATTTCAGCAATTCCATCAGCTCCAACTGATGCTGCAACTGTAGGTTATGTAACTACTGCAATTGCAGGTTTACGTAAAGGTTCAGTTAGAGTTGCAACAACTGCAAATGGAACTTTAGCTACAGCTTATGAAAATGGCGATACTATTGATGGTGTAACACTTGTTACTGGTGACCTAATCTTATTGAAAAATCAAACTGCACAAGCAGAAAATGGTGTATATACAGTTAATGCTTCTGGTGCTCCTACCCGTGCTACATGGATGGACAGTGCTGCTGAAATTGATGGTGTATATGTTGCTGTAGAAGATGGTACAACTAATGGTGGTACTCTTTGGATAACAGTTTCTGAAGTGACTACTTTAGGTACAGATCCAATTGTGTTTACACAAATTCAAACTTCGGGTTCAATTAATGGATCTGCAGCTGCTAATAAAGTGGCTTATGGTTCAGGTGTCAACACTTTAACATCTGATACTAATTTTCATTTTGAATCTGGGCAGTTATTAATTGGTACAGCTACACTTGAAACAAGTAATAAACTTACTACCAAAGGTTCCGGTACTGGAGGTACTACTTTTGGGTATAGACACTTAGATAGTGGGAATACTAAAGTATTCAGCGTTGCAGATAACGGAACTATTGTCATTGGTTCAACTAATCCACTAACAATAGCAAACAATGAGTTAAGTAGAGCTGAAGACATTGATATTAATTCTACATCAGCAACAACCAGTATCAGAT